CGAAGAAGAATGCGAAGAATGCGAAGAATGCGAAGAAGGCTGTAGGAGGATTCAATCTTACACCGCTGATATCTGCCCTATTATTGGCGGGTATTAGGTTATCATTGGAAAAGAAAAAGGATAAAAAAATAACAGATGAGCGTAAATCTTCCAAAGCCAAGCGCCGACCTAGAACCGTTTAATATTTAATATAAGTCATATACCATCCCTTTATTTTTATAAATCTCCATAAGCGAACTTGAGAGCAGCCTATTCTCGTTACTCCCGTTACTCTCGTTACTCCCGTTACTCCCGTTACTCCCGTTACTCCCGTTTTGCCGATTCTTGATAATAAACCATCCACGTTTATATACATCGCCGTTCGTTTCATAAGGCTCTCTATTAATCAAATAGATTACTCCGTTATTATAAATCATTATAGAATCTCCGCATTGTGACATTTTGCGTATGTATCAGGAGGCTGTGTTACGTTATATGTAATATGTAATACTAGATATAAGATGCGAGTTTTTATATCAATTTTTTATAATTAGTAATTATTAAATATATATTAAATTACATTATTACATTACCCGAGCAAATATGGACGAAGAGACATTGAAGGACTTTGAAGAACTGTTTGATTTTGACGCATCAAAGAAGCAGGTGATTCTCAATAAAATAATTACGGACGACATAATTACGGGCACCAAGATAGATATATCAAACGACGTCTATAAGGACACTGGGGTTGATAGATGGATATCCAAGCTCCCCATATTGGAAGGGAGCCAGATATTGATAGAGAAGCTGATAAGGCATCCTATAAATGACCGTGAAATTTTACTGAAACGCCAGAATACGCTTATAACCTACGACATAGACATAGAGATACTTAAGGAATATGAGAATGACATCTTGTGGATTTATAAAATCGCCGAAGAGATTAATAATAACGCATCAATAGAGATATTATTCCCCTCAACGTTTATAATAAGCTACATCAATTACATAGAGCAAGTGTTGGATTTATATCACTTATATAAAATATATTTTATCCCCGCCACATCTATCCTGTATCCGTTAAGCACCTTCCTAGCGCCTTACGTATATCTTAAGAATTATTTAAAACTGGATATTACCTTCACATCCTATGTTGAGATATTTTACAATATACTACAGCTACTATTGAAAACAACTGGGAACTTCCGCGCAGATATAACGAAGTTCGTCTCCATATTTATGTATGTCGGCGTGTATATCTATAATATGTACCAGACCTACGAGATAGCGCTGTTCCTACACAACACAAAATATAAACTCCATACCAAGATGCAAGGACTCGTATATTTCATAAGGCATTCGCAAAATATTATGAAGAATCTGCCAAGCAATATTATAGCGCCTTTTTTCAATATTAAAGAGACCTATCAGCGCATCAATATCAACAACTCTATGACGGATATATATAGAATATGGAAAGACGATGGCATAAAGAACGATATATCGTCGCTATTAAAAACGATATACGCAGTAGATGCCATAGATACGATTAATAAGTTGTTACTATCGGGCGAGTGGTCTAAAGTCCTGTATGGGAACCAGACGCTGTTCTGGGATGCGAAGAATCCGCTATTAAAGCAAGAGCAGATAGCGAACCCCGTGAATCTTAATAAGAATATTATAGTCACGGGACCGAACGCAGGCGGTAAAACCACCTATGTTAAAACGGTGCTGGCGAACGTCATATTAGGGCAGACGATTGGCATATCCTATAGCTGTCGCTCGCAGATGATACTATATGATACTATCAACTCGTTTATGCGCGTAACGGATATTTTAGGAACCCGCTCATATTTTGAAGCGGAAGCAGAGTATTGTTTGAATATGATTAATAAGGCCGTAGATATCAGCGCTAAAAAGCAAAGAGGCTTGTTTTTAATGGACGAGCCGATGCATTCTACGCCGCCTACAGAGGGGATGGCGACCGCTTATGCGGTTATAGAATACTTAAGTAAATTAGATGGTATTACGCTGATTATAACTACGCATTTCCACAAGTTGGTTAAGTTGGAGGAGCTGTATCCCGAGAGTTTTATCAATTTATCGGTAGATGCTATTCCGCAGGATGGCAAATATATATTCCCATATAAAATAAAACGCGGGTATTCCTATCTGTGTATTGCGATAGAGTTACTGGATATCAAGGAGTTCCCCTCTATAATTATAGACAATGCGATTAAAATGAAAAACAAAATATGTAGTGATTTTAATAAATAATGTATAGTTTCCTATTAGACCAGACCTATATTAATTTGCTGATATTGCTGGTTATTGTAGTCCTCCTAATGTTCCTATGGCGGAAGTTGTCAATACTTGAAGGGAACTTCTTTGTTCTTGAGAAGCGGGTTAATCTACTCAAAAAGGATGCTCGGGAAGATAGCATTGCTAGAAATATTGATAAGGCGGACATTATAATGAACGAGATATTTAATAATTATTCTCCTTCAAATGCGTGTAAGGTCTCTGGAGGAGTCTCTGGAGGGGTCTCTGGAGGAGTCTCTGGAGATGATGACGAATCTTGCGACCAGACTAGCGACATGTCTTGCGACCCCTTTGGTATATGTAAAAAAAATAAGTCCAATACTATGCGTATTGATGAAATTGATGAAAATATGGTTCAGTATATCGCACAGGTTAATTTAAATGATGCTAGCGAGGCTGAAGAGGCTTGTGGAGCTGACGAGGCTGAAGAGGCCGACGGAGCTGAAGAGGATGGCAATGCGATAACCTTTGCCGAGGACGCCGAAGTAGATATTGACAAGATGGTAGATACTATTATAAGTTCAAGTGAAGAATATGAAAAAAAGGCCTCTTTAGAATTAAATGATTCAGGAGAACATAATGAGGCCGACAATGTATCTGTTAGTAGCGAAATAACATTCACTAGCGACGATAAGAAGGGTGAAAAGTCACAACATAAGAAGTACTCAAAGATGTCTCTTGAGAAACTAAAAGAATATTGTGTCTCTAATAAAATCAATAGTGAAGGTACCAAAAACCAACTAATCACCCGTATTATAGATGTCAGTAAGTAGAAAATATAGAGAAAGCACAAATAAAAATATTGTATTTGTATAGATATATTAATAATGAGTTTCAGTTCATCTAAAGAATTAACTCCTCATTGCCCTATAAAAATGGCAGACGGACGTGCTTTCACTGACTATAGACCGAGGTGTATGGTTAACTCGGAGCTATTAGCCGACGTGTATAATAACTCTATGGTTAGAAGTAGCTACGAGAGCAGAGTGTTTTTACAAGAGAATGCCGAGAAGTTAATGATTCGCAACAGGGAAACGATGATGGGAAATCTTGCTCCGTGTGCTCCATGTGCTCGTCCATTTGCTGATGCGGGTACTATGTATCCCCAACAGTATATTGTAAAATGCGATGGTGTCAGCTGTGAGAAGATTGAGGTCAATCCTAACGGCCTAGGTACAAGCACACGAATCTACTAGACATTTGCTAAACTTTTTAATTACTTATTACTATTTATTTTTATAATATCATATAATATTGAAAATTGACTATATATTCTACAATACATCATAGTACGCTAGTACGCTAGTACGCTAGTACCACTATGCTATTTGCCAATTACAACATTGACAAAATCCCAGTTATCAAGTGGTTGTGTAAAGATATTGTTAAGGGATTCTTGGCAAATCGCGATAACTTCAATATGACACAGGAGTGTAATTTACTTACAGACCATATAAGGGATGTTATAAGTAGCAAAAGCAAGCATGAGAAGGATATGGTAATGAAGTCTATGGATAATATTTATGAAAACGCATATTACCATAGATTGATGGAGCAACTTGGAGACTACTATGATGTAAGCGACCCGCTCTTTGTAATTTGCGACAATATTTGTAGGTATCATTATAAGGAACTTGTAAAATATGGCTGGGAAGACAATGTATTTGGCATTTGGACGAGAGCAAAAATGCTAGAAGACACGAAAGACGCTAGGAATCTCAATATAATAAAAAATGATTCTTTAATAGTATTAAATACTACAATAGGATATACATATTTATATTGATGTCTGGTATCACGATAGATTCGTCGTCCTTTACCGAATTGCGAAGGTATTACAATGACATACTAAATACAGATAGAAGCACTTATAAATCAAGCAACGACGAGCCGACGCCTATTGATTGTATAACAGAAATGATAGGAAAAATACCAGAAACATTATGGGAAAAAAGCGACCTGTCTATATTAGACCCGTGCTGTGGAAATGGGAACTTTAGCATTCCCATAATGTTTGAATTGGCAAAGCATCACGATAAGAGGATAATCCTAGAGCAAATACTAGAGTTCAACGATATTAACGAAGGCAGATTGGAAAATGTTCGCCGTGTATTCTGTGGTGATAAATATAAACTACAGATAACGAACCACGATTTTATTACATTTACCAGCGATAAGAAATACGATTTAATAGTAGCAAATCCGCCATACGCAAAACTTCTAGCGAACGGTAAAAGGGCATCCAAAAATCACAATTTGATTAAGGATTTTATTGAAAAAGCATTATCACAGCTTAAACCTGACGGGTACCTATTATTCATTACACCAGATAATTGGATGTCCTACGCAGATAGGAATCTATTGATAGGCGTAATCACATCACTACAAATAATACACCTAGATATACATAGCGCAAAGAAATATTTTAAAAAGGTCGGTTCTAGTTTTACGTGGTATGTTATACAGAATCGCGCATTCTATAAGGACATCACTATATCGGGTATCTGGAAGAAAAAAGAATACCTGTGCTCTGTAATATCAAAACAGCGCAAATACATCCCTTTATTATATACACAGATAGTCCAAAACATATTGACGAAAACGATAGATAATACAGCGCACCTAAAGTTCAGTATAAAAACAAGTAGCGATTTACACAAATACACGAAAGCAGCATTTATTAGCGATGTAAAAACGGACATATACAAATATAGGCTGATACATACGCCGTGTCAAACGGTATATTCGTCCCGACCACACAAGTATCAAGACGGATACAAAATATTTATATCAACCACTGACAAATACAAGGTATTTATTGACAACTGTGGGATGACACAATCAATAGTATTTATATTATGTTCTAGCGAAGAAGAGGCAAAGATATATTTACAAATATT